CCACCAACGTAGCGGAGGATTAACCCTCCAGTGACAAGATCAGCAAACACGGGGAGCGCCGTCAGCGTAATCGTTGAAGCGTTGTCGTTCGTGTCGACGCGGGAGATACGATATTCTTCAACGGTGCCTTCTGGCCACACGACGCGAAGCACATTGCGAATGTCGCCTGCAAGCTCAGCCCATCGCGCCTTGCTCACGACCATTTCGAGGCGGTCGTCTCCGTCTACGCGAGTCTTGACGGCTCCTCCAACAAACGGGAGCGGACCACGCAAGACACCGCTTGCCGCTGCGTAGTCGCTCCAGAGAGAAACCTGTGCGCTCATGTAATAACTCCGCTCACAAGAAGTGCCGTTGAGTCAACGTTTTGCCCGAGCGTTCGATCCAGCAACGTACCACTGAGCGGAGAGTTTGCCGTAGGGCTTGTGTCGCGTGCCTCTAGCACGGCAAGAATCCGTCGCTGCACCGCAAGTTGCGACGAGGCATAGTCAACAAGCTGGAGCGACGTGGTCTCTGTAATAGACCCGCCGCTTCGCATAGACACTGTGCCGTCGCCAATGGTCGTGGTCTCGTCACTTCTGTTTGTGCTTTGAGATTCCCACATAGATGACGATGATGGGGCAAACGACTCTTTTTGTGCTTGAGCAGCTTGCGATCGCTCAAACGCCGTGTTTCGCAATCCTATCAGCCCTATGCCAAGATCATACGTGGCTTTTAGGATTTGCCCCAACTGAAACTTTTGGTTGAGTTCGTCAAGGAACATGGCTTGGCGATAGTCAAATTCGACACGCGCCGCGTCCGCGCTACGCCCTTGCAATTGGAGCGTTTCAACAAGGATAGAGTTGTAGTCTGCCTGATTTGCCCGAGACAGTTCGCGAGCGCGAGCTTCGTCCTCCATAGCGTGCAAGAGAACAAGCCGTGCTTTTAGCTCTGCGGTTGCTGCGTCAGCAATCTCCCGCGAACGGTCAATAGAAAGCTGCATCGCGTCTGCTTCACCACCTTTCCCCTGTGCGCGAAGCATGCGAACGTCAATAGACTGCCCTAACTCGACGTTTGCTTTTTCGATGGCAGCGTTCCGTGCCGCGACTTCTGCGGCTTGCACTTCACGCAACGAGGCCGCGTACGCGAACCCCTCTGCGGTGGTGTCCTTCATGGCTTCACGCATCTCGCGCTCTTGCGCAAGGCGAAACGCCAGTGTTTCAGCCTCTGCGCTTTTCCCGCTCGCAACAAGCGCACGGACCGACAAGTCGCCTTGGGCGTCAGCAGCCGCTTGGATACGCGCCGCTTCAGCCTTGACTTTTGCGGCGTCACGCGCAGCCTTTTCGATCTCTTGCACTTCTTTGAGGGTGTTAGCGTACAGCTGGCCTTCATGGGACGTGTCTTTCATGGCGTCTCGCAGTTCTCGTTCCTGCGAGAGGCGGAACGCAAGGTCTTCGGCGGCACTATCTGCCCCAAGGCCAGCAAGCCGACGAACACCAAGGTCTTCCTGCCGGTCTCTATACCCCTGCTTGCGTTCTTCAAGTGCGCCAGCAAACGCTTGGTTAATCAACTTCATAAACTCGTCGTACTGCTGCTGCGAGATGACTCCGCGCTTCAATAAATCATCTGCCCCGCGTGTGTCGGATTGGCGCGTCGACTCAGCCTCTGCAATAGCAGATAACTCAGTGTTCCCCGTCAGTTTCCCAAGTCGAGCGGTATAGTCAATCGCAAAATCAAGACGCTCGCGTTCCATCTCTTGGGCACGCCGTAGCGCAATGGTTGACGCCTCAAGCGCTTGCACGCGCTTGAGTTCCGCAATAGTTGTCGCTGTAAACCCTTTTAGCGTGGCGTCATCTAACTCTGTTTGGTGACGGAGGCGAAGACGGATAGCATCAGCTTCTGCTTCGTTGCCCACCGTAGACGCGGCGCGTGCTGCCAGTTCCTCGTTGAAGGTGCTTTCGGCCTTGGCGCGAGCTTCTGCTGTTTTGACATACGCCTTACTCAGCACTTCTGCCGTCTCCCGAATCTGCGCGGCAAAGGTCTGCCACTTTTCTATGCCTTTTGGCCCAAAACTCAGCGATGCAATCAAGTCTGCATACGCTGCGATCTCTTGTAGCTGCGAAGGGGTTAGTTCCGTATCCTTGCCGCCAAGCTTTGCGTTCTTTCCGAGGGCGGATGCTGCGATACTTGCTTGCTCCTTGGCCCATGTTTGAAGCTCTTTGGTCTGCTTCTGCACGTCGGTAAGCGGCTGGATGAACGCTGCCGCGAAATCCTCCATTGACCGCTTGTACTGGCGCGTGACCTCTTCAACCCGCTTCTGCTCCTCGCGCATTGCCTTGGCATGGCCAATCATGCCGCCTACCAGCCCCGCCACGGCACCAGCCGCCGCCCCGATAGGTCCGGCTACGGCGAAGCCAGCGCCAGCGCCAGAGAGGGCGCCAAGCGCAGCGTTACCAGTCGAGTAGCCAACGGCGCCGCCGACGACGACGCCAGCCGCGCCTTTGGTCAGCGCACCTTTCCCTTTGAGCATGCCGCCGCCCATCATGTCTTGCAAACCGAACGTGCCATTTTCGATTTGCTTCAGCATGTCAGGGATGCCGAGCTTCTTCATGACAAACGCCGCCGCGATCTGTGCGCCAATATTCTTGAAGAGGTCGATCATCTGGTCGCCGTAAGCTTTGGCGTCTTTGAGCGACCCGTTGAACATGTCAGCAATTGCCGTCGAGAAAGTCCGTTGAATCCCGCGTGAGGCTTCAAGGAAGGCTTCCTTCATAATGCTTGCCGCGCCCTTGGCCTTGTCGATGCGCCGCTCAATGTCTTCCAGCTGCGACACGATCAACGTGGCATCAAACAACGTGCGGCCCTGTTTGATGAGGTTTAAAATGGCAATCTTCTTGGTGAAGTTTGTGACTGCTTCGCCGCCCTTTTCGTACGCCGCCGCTTCTTCTAGCCCATTCCTGATCTGATCGGCAGTCTCCTTGACCGACGCCGCGTAGGTGGCCGACCGCTCGGCAGCCGCCTTTTGCATGAGGGCCGTGTAAATGCGCTGGTACTGAATAACCGCGACAATACCAGTCAGCCCTTTTTCGCGAACGGCGTTGGTTGCCTCTTCTTTTGCGGTGAGTGTCGCCAGCGCCGCGCCACCGGCACGGGTGGCATTTGCACGCGCGACAATGCTCGCCGTGCTGCGGTCAATGTTGGTGACCTGCGCGGCGAGTGATCGGCTGAGGTCTTCAACACCCTTTCGTTGCGCCTGCGAGAACGCCTCGCGCATGGCTGGAAGCCACTTCTTCTCAAAGGCATCCTGCTGCCCCAGCTTCTTGGCCGCTTCGCGCATCTCGTCCAACTGGGCCGAGAACTGCTCGGCGTCGGTGGCGGCTCGCGTGAAGCCACTGATTGTGTTCTGGGTGGCGCGATTAAACGCATCAATCTCCGCCTTGGAGACCTTGGCGGCGTTTGCTAGCGTGGCAAACCCCTTTTCGGACTTGGCCGTCTTTTCGGCAAACTCGATCTGCGCAACAGCAGCCATGTACGTCGCGTTCTTAGTGCCACCCAGCACCTTCTCAAACTCGGTGAGCGTCATGTTCATCTTGCCAGCCGCAACTTCATGCGCGTTGGCGGTTGCCACGCCGACCCGCTGCGCCAGTGTAAGCTTAGTTTGCGCGTCGTTCGTGTCCTTGTACGACTTCGTCAGGGCCGCAGTCTGGAGTTCGGTCATAGAGAAGGCGTCCGTGACTTTCTTGACCGCCTCGGTCAACGCCGGGGCCTTGCCAGTCAGCACGTCCATCCACTGCGTGACTGCCTTATACGAGACGGCCTGCTCCGTGAGCTTCACGCGGTACGCTTCCTGCGACGCGGTCAACGGCCCCATTTTCTCAAAGATGGACGCAAGGGACTGCCTGTACTTGTCGATATCCCCAGTCTTTTTGAACTCTTCGCGGATTTGCTGGATGGCAAACTGCGCCTTTTGCCCCTTCACGGACAGCGACAGCGAAAGGCCATCGTAGGCAGACTTGGCTTCACCAAACATGCCGCCGCCAGACGACAGGCCCATTTCATCCTTCTGCTTGGCTGCGCTTGTTTGCACAGACCGTAGCTGTGCCGCCTTTTCCTGCGCGACCCGATTGGCTTCGGCAGCCGTCAGGTTCGTGACGTTCTTCTCCGCCTCTTTGACCTTGTCAATGTACAGTTGCAAGTTCTCCGCGTGCGACTGGGAAAACTTGGACGCTTCTGACGTAGTCGTGGCAAACTTGGCCATCCCAACAGAGGCAAGCGTCATGGCCACGCCAATCGGACCGCCGAGAAACGCCATCGCCTTGGATGCCGCACCCGCCGCCATTGTTGAGAGTGTGAGCTTATGGAACACTGCCGATGCCGCGTTGCGTGCGACGTTGGCTTGCACCTGTGCTCCCGTCTCAGTGGCCAGCGCCGCCGTGTACGCACGTTCAGCCGCGATCACGTTGAGTGTAGCCGCTGCCTTTTCCTGCTTCGTCTTTGCGCCCTTAGACTCGGCCAGCGCTGAGTCGCGCTGCGCGGCAGCCAAGACCACATGGGCTTTGGCCTCCTTGAGGACAAGAAACGCCTGATCCTGTGCGGCCAAGAGCGGCTTGGCGATCTTCTGCTGCCCCAAGTCTGTAAACTTGTTGGCAAAATTGCCGAGGGCCGACGCTGCCGACGTGAGCATTGACGCCATCTTACTCGCACCAAGGACGGCAGCTATCCCCGTGATGCCAACAATCACGAGGTCTGTATTTTTTGCCATGTACTTGAGGGCGTCCGCGTAGGCAAACACGGCAAGGCCATACGCAGGCTGGAACAGCGACCCGAGGCGGACCTGCAAGTCCTGCACGTACCGCTCGGTCGAGCGCAACTGCTTACTAGCGGAGGTCATGGACGCTTCGTACAGGCCGGTGATCTTGCCACCCGCCTCCATCGTCGCGTTGAGTCGCGCCTGTGCCTTCTGCTCGTTCGTGAGCGCGTCCTGCCCGACGTTCAGCGATGCGGCCATCTTCGCGTACGCCTGCTCAAAGTTTACGGTCAGGCCGAGGGTGCGAAGCATTTCCGGCTGCGCGGTCTGCAAGCCGTAAATAATGCGCTGCAAAGCGTCCGACGAGTTGACCTGCCCCACCACGGCGGCGTCCTGCGCGACCTTGGCGAGCTTGGTGGCTTGGGTCAGGTCCATGTTGGCCTGCACCATCGACATGATCGACTGGCGCGACTGGATGGCCGAGATACCCGTCCGGCGCAGCGACTCTTCAAGCGCGACGATCTGGCCTTTCGATGCGCCGACGTTCGCGGCGACACGCGTCAGGCCAATGCCCAACTCATTGTAGCGAGCCGACAGTTCGATGGTCTGCTTGATGAGGCTGGCGGTCCGCATAGCTGCGAACCCCGCACCGAGCATGACAAGACCTTGGCGGGTCGCCTGCACCATCTTCGCGAATGCCGATTCCTGCTGCCGGAACCCCGTGGCCGACTGTGCGGCGGCACGACGAATGTCGTCGAGCGACTTCACGACGGACGCGGCACCAGTCTTGGCACCACTCGGGTCTACGGAAAACGAAAGGTTTGCCGCGTCCATCGCTTGGCTACTCATGCAGACTCCTTCTTCTTAGGGGCGGTTGCCTTTGCGTAGGCACTGTCCATTCGACGGATCAGCCGGACGTACCGATCCAACTCATCCGGTGTATTGGCCCCTAAGAACTGCTCGCAGTACCACACGACTCGGTCAAAGGGGATGCTGCCAGCGGTCATGCCAACGGAGCGCATCGTGCTGCATGTCCAAAACCCCTCGTAGACTGGCACCAAGTAGAGAGGCACTTCTGGCTGTTCGTTCCAGAAGTGCGCCTCCCCTGATTCGATGATGTGTGCTAGGTCGTCGAGTCGGCTTCCCCAGTCAATGTCCCACTGGACTTTTTTGCGAGGATTGCGCCCTCTTCTTCGATCTCGTCGTTCCGGTACGTCGCGGCTTCCGACGCAATCTCTACGATCAGTTCGCGGAAATCTTTGAGGTCGGTCAACTGGGTGATCGCCAGTTCGGTCGAGTACGGAATCTCTGCACCGCTGTCGTCCTTAAAGCCCTTCCATTCCAGCAGCACCGTGTTGGCCAGTGCGTCGATGAAGAGCTTCCGCGCCAGATCGTCGGGGACCGTGTTGGTGCGTTGCATCTTTTGGTAGGGCTTGTACAGGTGCTCAAGGCGCTTCGTGTACTTATCGTTGCCGATACGCGCCACGCGGACCTGAGCGCCGTCGCCGATATCGACCCACGCGCCTTCGATCTCCAGCACCTTGTCTGTCGCAAACTTGTTGAACTTCATGCAAACCTCGGTAAGTGGGGGTTTCCTGCGTCCTGCAAATGCAAACGGGGCGACTGCTAATGATAGCCAGTCGCCCCGTTGCGTCAACGCTATTCGACGATTACGGCGTGCGCGTGATCGTATACAGCGAGCCTTCGGTGGTGTCCTTGAGGGCTGTCCACTCGCAGGCAACCATCAAATCCTGATCGCCGCCACCCGCAACGATGGTCGCTTTGGTGATCTTGACCTTCGGGATCAAGAAATTGTAGTTGAGCGTGGACGCGCCGCCAATCTTGGCGACGAGAGCCGTGGTCGCCAGCGAGCGGAACTTGGCAAACAGCGTCGCGTTCTCAAAGTAGATCATCAACGTCCCTGTCAGCCGCTGACGGCCAGCGTTGATGTCAAGCGGGTCTGCCGAGTTAATGACGTTGAGCGGTCGCAGCGAGTTCGACAGCGACATGGTGAGTTCGGAACACCCCGCCATAGCCGAGCCACCTTCCGTGAGAACAGACAAGCTGTCCACGGGAGCCATGACCGTGTTCGTTGTGGCAGCCGTCGTGCCAGCGCGGACCGTCGTAGCAGCCATTGCGATTGACTGACGACCGACGAAGCCGAACGAGCCAGTCGCGATCTGGCCTGACCGAAGCTCCAAGCGCATCGTGTCGATACGCTGACCCGGAAACGCGAGAAACTGCGTAATGTCGAGGAACTGCTTTTCCAGTGTAAACGAGCGTGCCGTGGTGCCGGTCTTGAGCACGTTCGTCGTCCATGTGCCACCCGCCGCCCCTTCAAACCACTCGTCGAACATGCCGTACGAGAGTTCAAAGTTTACGTCGCCAGCTGCACCCGCGCCAACGCGGACCATGTCCGTTGTCATGCGGTCGGAGATGATTTCTGCTGACTCGGTGAACGAGTAGTTGTTGTCAACCGACTCACCCGTGTAACGCACAATTTTCATTGTGCCAACGCCGGGAGTTACACCGTACGTGACTTCGGGGATGTACGTGAATTGTGCGCGGTTACTAGTTGCTACAGGCATGGCTGTTCTCCGTCAGGCAGTGTTCGTGGACTCAGTAAACCAGTCGATCATACAAGGGCGCATAGTCCACTGTGGCGAGGTGAGCGCCGGACCAGCGAAGGCACGGCTGAACCGCAACGTGGTCCCGCTTTTTGTAAGCACTGTTCCCGGCGCGAAGTGCGTCTTGACCTTATCCGCCCAGTCGTCCGCAAGAGCCAGTCCTTTGTTCCCCGGCGTGTAAATGTCAAGCATCCACACGCCTTCGTGCTTTAGACGAGCGTAGCGACCCAATGAGGTCACACGCTGGTCTTGAAGGTTCAGCGTCTCGCGAAAGTACGTGGTCCCGACAACTGGCGTGTACTCGTAGCCTTCCCACGCGACAGGCGGGACGCTCGTCAGTGTCAGGAGCTTTTCGCGCAGCATGGCGCGAACGAGTGAGTCAACGCCAGCCATCAGGCTTTTACTCCCTTTGCAAGAATACGACGCAGCATGTGTTTACCGGCCTTTATTGCGAGGCGCACGAACCCGCTTGGTGCCTGACTCGACCAACCTTCGTATTCCAGCCTCCTCATATACGGGGCAAAGCTGGTCACATGGACCGGCTGGTCGAGTGTCGCTGTGAGAATCTTCGCGGAGTCGAGTGCCACCGTGGCGTCTTTCTCTGGATTTGACGGACCCTTGGAAGCTGGCTTCCCGAGTGAGACGACCCACGAGCCGCGTGCAAAGCCTTGATCGACTGGTGTGCCGGGGCAACCGTACGCATCGTTGCCGACCACCGCTGCTTCAACAACGTCCAGACAGAGATCACGATAGACCTTGGTGGCAATAACGGGGACGCGCTTCTGGAGCTTCCGCACGTCAATGTCGAACTTTTCGATGCTCACCGGCATTACACCCGCTCGGCGTTGGCCGTGTACATGATCGGCGAGCCGTTGTCCGGTGCCAGCGGCGAGACTCCGGACAGCACCCAGTCACCGTCGCCGAAGTTAATGGTCTCGCCACCGACGCACAGGAACGTCCAGACAGGGGCCGAAAAGTAGACCGTCCGGTACTTCTGCCGAATCATCGTGCGAGCCTCAAACGTGTCCGCCTGCGAGCCGCTGGCTGGCAGGACAACGGCCACGACGCCCATTGACAGCGTGTACGACGTAGGCGTGTCCGTCGACACGGCGATGGCCGTCGTGATCAGCTTCGTAATCGTGGCCGGAGCGCCCTTGGCTGACAAGAGCCGGATCGCCAGTGTCGTCTGCGCGGCATAACTCACAGGATGCGACCCGTGTTGTCGTACGTGCCGCTTGTGAACTCGTCTTCAACTTCGGCCTCAGTCATGTACGGCGTCGAATCGCGCCACGCATAGCTGCCCCACAGCAGCGGCTCTAAGATGCCGTCTACGCCAGTGTAGACCGTCTCACGCGGTGCGTCAGCGGCGTAACTGGTAGAAATTGGGCCAACTGACTCTGACGTGATAGCTCCACCACGGTCCAGTGCCAACTCTAACTCGCCAGTCAGCGCCGCTAGTGCTGCGACGCACTGCGCGTGCTTCATGCGCCACGGGATATCGGTCGCGGCGTACTCGGCTGATCCGCCAAGCTCCGTGCAGCCTGTGCGAGGGAACGGCGCGACCTGCGTGGTTGTGGAGCGGGTGCCACGATACCGGTACCGCTTCTCGTTCGAGAGGTAGTCAAAGGCGCGAACGAGGGCTGCTTCTTTGACGGCCTCGGTGCCGGTCCACGCCGAGTTTCCGCGTGCGGCATGAAACGTGTCCGCAAACGACGCTTGGACAAACGACACTGCCCCGGCGACGCCGGAGCCATCTTCAAGTGTGAGGCTCATACGTTGCTCGGGGCAGTGAGGTCAGGACAGAGGTTACTCGGTTGGGGCTTCCTTCTTCTTCGACGCCTTGGCTTCGGCGGAGGCCACTTCCTCTTCCACGGCCTTGGCGCGGAACTCGACGTGCTG